TGACCATCTGCATTCACAGTTGGTGTTAGGCTGCAATCGTACAAGAACCCGTCGGCCCGCTTAAACAGAGTCAAGTTGCACAATCCGTTCGTGCCAACCTCGTAGTTGTCGATGGCGATGATTCGGTATTGCACGTTCTGTATGTTGACGTACCGCGAAAAGTCTAAGGCGTTGATGTCAATTGCTGATAGATACGCTTGACACTTTAACACCCTAGCATCGCGACTGAACAGCGATTGCAAGTAGTTGTACCAAAACTTGTCGTAAAGCCCATTGACCGCCAACCCAATTACATCGCTGGATGTGAAGTCGGGTGCGCTCAAAGCGTATTCTAAGCTAAAGATGTTGCTGTCCGAGCCACTGCCGCTGTATGGCGTGAAAAGCGGTGCAGCCGTCACCGCAGAATCTACAACGATTGGATTGTCTGTCAGGTCTTGCGAACCATGATAGTAGCACAATGCATTTGGCATACCCTCATAGGTCACTCGGTTCCCATCAAACGAAGACCATAGTTCGCTGATGACGATGTTTGGAGTGTTGACGTTTGTGTTCACCTCTCCATTACTCATCCACAAACCTTTGAGACGCGTGTTTCTCAATAGGGTAAATTGGTCTCCGACTACTAAATCCTCCGTGGCGAAGTCATTGCGGCTTTGGTATCGGTATGCTCCTTTACGGACTCCAAATTTTCGAGTGTAAAATCCATTGCGGTGATCCGTAGCCTCCGCTGGAGTCAACTGCATTGTGCGTGGCACATAGTCTGTGCTTGGCAAAATCTCCATTGGACCTTCAGCGTTGACTTTGCCTGTCCAATCAATTGGCCCTCCACCGCTTTCCAACCATTCGTCATAGAGTTGGAATGACACTTCTTTGGTGCGCTCAGAAACGTTAATGACCAAATTGTATGTGTCGCACAAGCCCTGAATAAATGTGTCAACCCCTGGACCAAGCGCGTCCACAAATTGAATGCGCGTGGCATCGTCACCACCAACTACGTCAAATGCCGTGACAGCCCAAGTGATAGCCACTTGAACGCTGTGACTTACGCCGGAGTCACCTGTGGCTTGCATGAACAACGAAATAGTTGTACCCGCTTCAACTGCGATTGTGGGAGTCCAAGTGATTGCAGAGTCTAAGGAGTCTTCGTAATCCCACTCATATGTAGCTAACGTGTCACCGCCCAAAACGTTTAGGCTGGCTTGAAAGTTGGGCGTTGGAGTCGTTCCGGTATATGCCGTAGTCAAAAACGTAAACTCAAAAGACACGTTTTGATTGACTTGTGGAGACCACCCAATGACACTAAGTTGAGAATCCGGGTCGTAGAAAGGGGCCTGTGGCGGTGCGTCCCAATACGTTACCCGTGGCGTACCATACGCTGCATTAGTTCCACAAATCAATGTGTTTTGACTGCCCAGGCTTTGCACCGAAAACCCATAGGCAAGTCTTGTAGGCAACGACTGACTTCCAAGCCCGCACATCATGTACAGGTTTTCAGAGTTGTATGTTGTGTCGCTGAAAAAGCAGTTGGCCGTGTCTCTCGTAAACCCCGCGTAATTCAAGATTTCGTCAACCAAGTAAGGCACATTGACACATGGCCTAAAATTTTGGAAGCGCACTTCCGTATCCCAATAGCCTAAGTAATAGGCCGGATAATCTAAGCCTTGTTGCAGCGGTATCCCTACGTCGGTCAACGCATAGATGATAGTGCTTAACGGCAATGTGGTTCCCGCAGGTTGAGTACCTGTAAACGTGTTCTGTACGTTGCTGGCCGTTAGCGCATGGTCTAATGGACAAAAGACATTTCCCGCTGTGTCTCTCCATACATCCGACCACGCGCGTCCTTTGATTGCGTCAAAGAAATCCGCCGTCTCAGAGAAGAAGCGGCATTTGTACACGCGGGCGGATACATCGATGGAAGTGACTTGGATGACCCCGTCCATGATTGGCACTTGGTCGTCTAGCAAGCGACCGCTGGTCTTCTTGTTTAGATCAAAGTCTGACGTTTGCAATGAAGGCTCCTGTTGGTGACCAAAGAAGGTGTTGTTGACCAACGAAAAGGGCATCTCAAACGTCAAACTAAACGGCGCAGTCTTGACGTTGGGTCGCCGCAAATCAGAAATGCGAAACGACAACTCCACAGACGTAGACGGAGAGTCCAGGAGTTGGTAGTCGCCGTCCTTGTATCCGTAAATAGCTATCATAGCGTCATGGGCTGAGGCTGATTAGACAACATCATGTCGAAAGTGTACTCTCTTATCTCCGGATGGAACTGCTCAATGACGTTCAAGGACTTCGCGTCAATGACACATGGCAGTAGGGTTGGTGAGTCGCTTTCAGGGTTAGTGACGAACACCGAGCGACTCCGCAACAGGCTTTCTATGGCTCCGTTGTCTTCCTTTATGCGAACGCCTGTCGCTACGTTAAACGTGCGTTGCAATGATGTGACCATCCTATTGGTTCCCCTGTCTTGTGCGCTATACGCAAAGTTCGTCGTGCCACTTGTCGTGAACCAATTGCCTCGGACTGTCTCATACCTCTTGTCTGTGTATGTGTTGCGAACTCTCCAATTTCCTGTGGTGTACATCTGCTCCCATCCGCCGAACTGATTGAGCCATTGAAACCTTAACTCTTGCGGCGCACATTGGTCAGTCAAATAGAAGGTATGCGTCACGCTCTCGTTTACTGCTTTTCTAAACTGCAACGTGTACCGAGTCCAACCACTATTGCCCGCATCTGAAGGTCGTACCGCGCCCGCGCCGTGATCGTCCAAATCCTGTGGGTAGCAATAGAACCTCATGACCGCATTTTCCTGAGCGGAACCTGTGGCATATGTCGCCAACGTAATGTCTGTCGCGCTCAATAGGCCACTCGCCCCGTAATAGGTGATGCGCACCTTTGTTGCCGCATCTGTGGTTTGGTCATACACGAAGTCAATGCTTCCCTTCTCATCGGCTCTCACATCGTATCGCGGATTGTATTGAGGCCAACCTGATGACGTGAGCATTCGGTCTGTCGCGCTGTTGTCTAACGCGAAGCTGTTGTTGCTGTTTTCGGCATACCCTGACGTGTCTTTAAGTGCCTGTCCGCTATAGAAGAGTTGGTCAGTGTCAATAACCGTGCTGGCATTGGCAATGGGTGCGCCTGTGGCCGTTGCCGCTTGCTCACTGCCAAAAGTGAATTTGAATCTCTGCGCACTCTCTGCTGGAGCCATAATAGCCGCCGACTCTGCGGGCAAGGTGTGCGTGAAGTAGGCTTGCAATATTTCTGCTAAGTCAAACACGCCCACATCCTCGCTGTTTTTTGGGATGCGTAAGGTTGCGGCTGCCACATAGGTACTGCCGTTGTAATGCTCAATGGTACACGTGTAGCTGAACTTGTATGTTCCTACTGATGTCTCCTTGACTACATAAATGACCGGGTCGTACACTGGGTACGTGTCCAATATCGTAGAGGGTCGTTGTGTTATGCTGATTGCCATTATGCCTCAATCTTAATCTTGAACTTCGTTGGGAACTCATTGCTATCCATGTACGTTCTGATGTCCACCTTCCATGCCCCTGCGAGTTTGCCGTTCCAACGTCTCCAAGCCGCTTCCCACGGCTTCTTAATAAATGGAAAGGGTTCAATACCATAGCGATAGACGTTGCGGCTGATCGGGTAACTCATCTGCTCGTAACTCATGAACCGCCCTGCATCATCTCGGAATTGAAACCGCTTGGTACGCAACCACCCTAAGATACCTTCCCTGATTTTGCCTTTACCCGTTTTGCTACCAAACTTGAATGGGCTGTCTGGAGCGCGGTTTGTGTATGGCTTGGTGCTTTTCCCACTTGGGTTTTTTGGTGGTGTGAATGGTCCCGCTCCCTGTACGCCCTGGTCTACATACGGACCATAGGGTTCACCCATCATAGCCATTTGTATGATAGTGTCGTTCTTGACCTTTAGGTTGACACCAAGGCTGTCCTTCAGCCTTCCACTGGCAACCTTGTCTCCGGCTACCAAAGCCTTTTTTGCATCGCGCACCCACTGATCGCCCATGCGATGCAACACGTCCGTTGTGTTTTTCAGCTTGACCTTTTTGGTTCCCTCATTTGAGGTTTGCCATGTCAGCTTGAGAATCTTGCGGTCGTAGAGTGCCATTTAAGTGATAGGGATGTCACACAACTCCAATGCATTGGGTACACGTATGTTCATTTGACAATCCCAACCTGTTAGCAGGTTGTCATATGACGCAGTGAACGGACTGCACTGAACAGGCATTCCTATTCCGTATTGTACAGGCACTACAGATTGGTTGGAGTTGTAGAAACTGGCAATGCAATCCTGCATGATGAGCAGGGTATCCGTGTACACGATGTCTAAATTGGGCAACTGCTGCTCGATGACCAAGTCAGCCACGATGATGCGGTATTGCAATTCCGTGAATCCTACGCCAATCTCCGCGTTCTCTACTTGAGCGTAAAGAAAAGGGAACAGCACCACGTCCATCTTGTCAATGTCCATTTCCTCCACAGAGTTCGTATAGAACTGCTTGAGCTGTTCGTGTCTATCCACAAACGTTTTGAAGGCTGTTTCTATGTCACTTACTGTTTGCATTCACCTTGACGTTATCGGAGGTTTGCGTGTCCTGTTCGTAGCACAAGAACGTAAAGACTTGCTCTACTGGAACCAGGGTCACAGGTTCAATTTTCAAGATGTCTCCATCTGCTAATCGATACAGGGTCTGATACCATCCCCACTTGTTACCTAATGCCGACCCTTCTCCTCCTCCTTCAAATAGCTGATTGAATCGACGGACAATCTGTTCGCGATATTCAAAAAAAAAACCATAGCCCCTAACGCCACGCTCATTGGGGCATTCTTCATCGCCAACGTCTTGGACTCGCATGGCTCATACGCCTCGATGATGTAGTGTTCCCGGAGTTGCTCCTTGATTGGCCTGTACAAGATGGACATGACTTGGTGCAAGCTGTCAAAGAAACCTTGCTTTGCATAGGTCTCTAAGTCGATGAACTCACCAAGTTGCAGCTTAGTGAAGTCAGGTATAAACCCGTACTCCCTGCCGCCAAACTCCATCTTTGGAATCAAGTCATGTGTGTGTTCACTCTGACCCATAAGCCAATCCAACTTCTCGTAGACCTTGTCTAACGTCCTTAGCGTCAAACCCTCGGCTACGCTTGGCTCCAAGTTGCAAAGTATGCGCACCCCTTGTACAGCCCTCCACCTTGGGTCTTCGCTCTTCTTCCATACTGCGTCCAACTCTTGGAACTGACCAATGGTGATGCTGTCGTAGTCTGCGGGTATCTGAATGTTGACCTTCATTGCATATAGTATTGTCCCGTTTTGCGAATCAGCTTGTTCAGGCAAACATACCTCACCGCATCGATAGCGTGATTGAATTCGTCGCGTGGTACGTTGAGCATCCTGCCCTCCTTGTCTGTCTTCCACTTGTAGTTGCGAAACTCCTTCTGTGTGTTCAGCGCGTCCTCGTGGATGTGCAACTTGTATCGTCTCATCGCGTCAATACCAATGCGCACCGAGTCCGGCCCCTTCTTGGCTGGCTTGATGTTGAACCCCTCTCGATGGACTTCGTCTATACTCTTTGGCTCGGCTGAGTCAGCTACGATTTCGTCTGTCCTGGCTATGCCATGCTCCCGCAGTTTCTCGGCAATGTCAGGGTTGGTTAAGCCCCCGGAGTAAACTAACTCTTGGATGTATAAGTCACCGCCATCTACGTACACTGCAACCACTGCGGTCGGGTCATTAGTGTAGCCCCAGTCCAACCCATAGGCAACGCGCTTCGCGTGATCGGGCAACTCTGTATATGTCTCGGTTTGGAAGATGGTCTCCCGACTGACACCTCTTTCGCCCAACCCATAGATGCGCCAATAGTTCTCGTCCGTGTCTCGCAGCCTTTCGATTTCCTCGATTACCTCCGGTTCCAAGAACGGGTTGTCTTTGTACGTCGTCTTAAAGAAGGTTGCGTCGTCGCGTGGGATGATGTCGTCGTAGATGTAGCTGTACTCATCAGACGGGTTGTAGTCCATGATGATTCCTGGGCCGCCTTCGATACCCACAGTCCGCAAACTGATTTGCCGGAAGAACTCTAAGGATAGTTCGTTCGCCTCATTGAGGAACGCCAGTGATCGCTTCCGCCCTCGGATTTTTTGTGCGTCGTCCGCGCTGATGAACTCCCACATATTGCCAAACAGGGCATAGGTCTGCTCCGTCTTGTTGTGGTTGGCCTCCTCGTACCAATCCTCCCTATTCAATATCTCCATAAAGTCACGCAGGATTGAGCCACGCAGGGAAGGGAAGGACTTACGTACCACAGTGATGACTAAGCCCCCATCCGGGTTGGCATAACACAACTCACACAGCGCAGTCAAAATGGAAAAACTCTTGCCACTACGCGTTCCTCCTTGGTGGACTTGGATGCGACTCGTGCATTCCTTGACGTTGTAGTATGTGGTCGGCTGCTTCATTGGTGCTTGTTAAGCCAATTGACAAATGCCTGATGGCTTTCGAACGTGTTCCACACCCCACCTGTTGGGTATCCCATCACCTTGTAGTGATAGATGATGCCACTGACCCTGTATTGCCCTGGCGATGCAATTGACCATTGGTGTCCGCTCTGCGTTAGCAGACTCTCTAACATGGCTTTTGACGCTGTCCTGTCTTTCCTTGTCATTCGCAAATAGGTTGCGAGAGTGTTGTGTATTCTTGTGTTATGACAGAACAGAAGAGACTCAAATTGCTCAAAGCGTCTATCCGACGCAACATCTACAACCTGCGCACCTTGAACTTGTCAAGCGAATGGAGAGAGTGGAAAGGCTACGAACCGGAGGCGAGTTCTAACTACGCTATGGAGTTGAGGTTTCGACGCTCCATCGTCTCGTTCGGGCGTTCGGATTACCTGAAGCACTTCGCCAAACACGAGAGGCGCAGTTAATCCTCTTTGTCCAACCATGTCGTATCAGACGCGTCCGTGTCCACCTGCTCAAACCAAGTAGGGGCTTTGGGCGCGTCTTTTACGTTTAGTTCAATCTCCTGCTGCTTGGGCAGGAAGTAAGGCAGTAGCCCCGTCAGAGCCTTGACATACTTCTCGTCGCTCTCCTCCCTAATCCTGTCTAAGCTGTCTTCAATGTGGTCTACCTGACCCTCCATGATTGACCGAAATAGGATGCGCTTGTCAGCCGTCACCTTGTTCGCTGATCCCTTCGGTCTCCCTGCTGGGTTTCCGCTCTGTCCTTTCTCAAATGGCATTAAATACCTCCTCCTTTGCGATTACGTGCGGTGCGGTCATACTCCTCGCGTATAACTAGCTTGATGTATTCGTCGTCTACGATACGCTTGCTTGCATCGTATCGACCCTCATAATCTAAAGCCTCGACAACGTACATAGCTAACGTCTCTATGTATCCGCCCATAGGGTGAACCTCTACTTCGCCGTCTGCACTCATCTCTTCAATGAGGTCAACGACGTAGCCATGAAAATCTGGAATATCTATACTAACCATTACTTGACCAATTTAAGAATTGCTATCCAAGCGGCGGGTCACCTCATGCTGTTTGTTGTTCGTTGTTGTTTACAATCAAATGCGTCCAAAGGCTATGCGCCGTACCCAAGCAGTCAATTCCTTTTGCGATGGTGCGTTGCTGTACTGAGCGGGTTCATTCCTATTCGCTATGTAATAGTGGATGTCTACCCAAGCTGCATCGTCATAGCACAGGGGGCAGTGTTGTTCTTCCTCCCGTTGCCTGGCTCCACAGCACATTGAAACTATCTCTGTCATGTGCCTAATATACTTCATCTATGTAATCGCAATGCTCCATGCACGACGGGCAAATACCGATGTCTTGGCTTGCCCCAACCGGAGCCGCCCCGCAACACTCGCTCACTTCTTCCATCTGTGTATCATCCTGTAGTGTCCATACAAAGCCAACCACCGCGCATATCGCACGAGTCTGTCCATTTGGTATTCGTCTTCAGTCATGTATCCTGGCTCGGTTCAATGCGTCGATTGCAATCATTGCCTCTAACTCTATCAGCAAGACCTTTACTTCTCTGAGTTTAGCCTTGTATGCATCCAAGTCTCGGATGACATCTTGTTGCTCTGCTGTTGCTGTTCTCATTTGTTCCTCCGTAAGAATATCTGCACCTCTTCATGAGGCACTCCCCCTTCCTTTTCTGATGTCGCTACCAACAGGTTAAGTAGGCGCGGGTACATCTTGCTTTTACTATCTCTGCACGTTTGCAGCATATCCAATTTCACCTCTGAGGTCATGCCAAGCACCCACTCTTTGAAGTCGTGTGACAACTGCCCGTCACGGTCATAAAATCCCTTCTTGTTCATTGATTGCGTTGAATATCATTTCTACTAATGGAACTACGATTGCGTTCCCGTAACACTTGATGCTTTCCCTTCTCCATTTTGAAAAGGTAATTCCGTCCAATTCGGTGGGAAGCCCATCATCTCCGCCACAAACCGGGGACTGAGTTGGGAATCTTTGGAATCGTACCCTTGCGTCTGATCCATATGGTACACGTTCCTCAGCAGACTCTTCCGTGCCGGGTTGTTGTCTATGCTCGTTGGTGGGTACGCCCCCTTGAAATCCGTTGCCGTCGGAGTAGGTAGCATCTGACTCTTGGCCAAGTCGTGTAACTGAGCCGAGAACTCCGTGCCCCCTTTGTTCTGCCTCTTGCCGTTCGCATTGACTTGCACTGCTCCGCCGCTGACATTCTTGGTCGTTGGCGTTGGTAGCATCCCTAGCCGCGCGTGTTGCTTCAGTGGGTTCTGTAGGTTTATGCCCTTGGCCGCGTACTTCGCTTTGTCCTCTTCCCACTTCTCCGGTGTCCGTGCGCTGTTGTAGTCGAACCGCGTCGGCGTTGGTAGCATCTGCTGGACCTGTGTTGCCAAGTTTGGAATGAGTGTCCCGTTCGGGTACTTCTCCATCCGTTTTTGGAACACCTCTAAATCCACTGGATTCTCCTTGGTGGTTGGAGTAAGCAACAACGTAAAGTCTGTCCCGTCTGTGCGAGGCTTCGACGCTGCAAGCAGGAAGTATGGTTGGGAAGACTTCGTAACCGAGACTTTCCAAGTCAGAGACAATTTCGTTGAGTACCATCCCTTCTGTCCCCTCAGTCCCATCGCCC